CGTGCTTACGCACCATAGTTATCTTAAGTTCTGACAGGATGTCATCAAAGTATTTAATGTCCTTCATCTAGCACCTTCCGTAGTTCTGTATCTAAATCTGAGGTCAATTCTATAACAGTAACTTCGTCAATAAATTCCTGTGCTTCACCCTGTGCTGATGCCACAAGGAAGTTGGCTAGGATTGTGAGCAGACTAAGCCCCACTTCTGGGTCTTTCTTAGTATGGACATAGACATCTCTGAGTGCTGACAGTAGGTCTATACCTTTGGTATCTGTGATTGGTAGTCCGATAATCTTTGGGTTCTGCTCTATGTAATCCCATACTGACTCATCGCTCGTTGATGCATTTTCTGATTCGCTCATCTAACCAACTTGCCCCTTCCTGTAATACAATGCTATTGACATCGTGCCCTTCGGGCATCTGAACTATATTCACATTGCCTAACTCTCTACTAATCTTCTTGCCGAACTCTAGTCCTGGGCTATCGCCATCTGCTAGCACAATAACTGTATCAAAGTCGTCAAGTATTTTGCTGTAGTAGGGCTTCCAATTGTTAGCACCTGGGATACCGACTGCTGGATGTCCTGTCTTAACTACTGTTGTGATGCAGTCAATCTCACCTTCGGTGACACAGATATAACCATCTGCAGTGAGCACTGACTGTGCATTAAACATTGTTGTCTTAGCCCCTGGTAAACCTATGTACTTAGGGTCTTCGCCGTGGATACTACGAAAGCGCAGGGCAACCACGCCTGATGGCGTGATGTAGGGAATTACTAACTTACCCTTGTAGCCTTCGTGACCTGGTAATGGATTGTCCACTACTCCGATATGAAACTTCTTTGCTTCTTCTACCGACAGACCCCGTGTTGCCAGATAGTCTGTTGCTTGATGTATGTGCTGGGCGTACTCTGTCGCCGCCTGTAGGAGAAACTGTCTCTGCGTACTTGACAGCCTCACGATAGTTGCCTCCTTCTCTGTGCATAATCAAATCGTATACGTCACCACCAACGCCACAACCGTGGCATTTAAATCTGCCTTCATCAAAGTTAATACCTGCTGATGCGTGTTTATCTGGGTGGAATGGACAGCGCATCTTACGCCAGCCACTGCCCACCGCTGGCAGTCTGGCGCCTATATGTTCTAGATAGGCAGCGATACTATGCTTGTCCACCGTCAACTCGTGCCATTTGTGCTGCTCGCAAATATGACATTGATGCTACTGCGTGATGTTCTGATTGTCGTTTACCATCTTCTGTTTCTGTATCTAAATAGTACAACATAAGTTTGTTGTGCCACTGTGATTGTTCTTCTAATTTTTCTACAAGATTCATATTATTTTTCATCTATTTTTTTCAGCAATTGTAGCCATATCCGTGCTGGCATACTGGCATACCAATCACCTACATCTCCTTTCCCTTTGCGCTTGTGTAAGACTACACCTGTCCAAGCATTGTCATTCTTCATCTCTACTTCTAACTCTGCTGTCCAACCTGCAAGGTCCATCTTTGCGTGGTTCTTAATCTCAATGGTAACTCCTGGCACACCGCTTATATCGCCTTTGTCTAAGGTTGCTCCTGCGAGTCTGCGGTCTGCGTACTTGTAACCATTGGCTTTAAGCCAAGCAACTACATCACGTTCTGCTTGGCTGCCCTTGCGTTTGGCTGCGCTACTCAATTGCTGCTCTTGCTACCTTCAATACTTCTGATTGTACTTTGTTGTAAAGATTATCGCTGTTGTATAACTCATCAACAATAATGTTCCACTCACCATCTGATACTGCTGCTCCTAAAAGAACTTCAATATCTTCACGGCTGAATGAACAATCCCATACTTTAGTTTCCATACATCTGCTCCTGCATATATTTAACTTGGACATCATCTAGATACATACTGTCAGGGTTGAAGGCTAGACTGACGTAGTTGTTACCTGTCTGGTCTGCTCGCCCATATCTGTTCTTGACTGGTGCTACACAGAGATAGGTCTCATCGCCCTGCTTCATCTGACCGATAGTTAATACCATTGCTGGTATCTGATTGACAAGACCCTGAATGGCAGAGCGTGGCTGGCAGGGAAAACCCTCAAAGCCTTCCTTGGTATGGTGCAGAACTAGCACGGCTGCGTTGGTATCTCTTGCAAGATACTTAAGTTCCTTCATTGCTGCACGCATACCTTGGAATTCTTCGTGACCATCCATTGCAATATCCATTAGGTTATCAACCACAATAAGTGTTGGACTTCTACCCCATACAGTTTCAAATGCACTGACCTCATCATCTAAATCTTTTAGAGTGGGAGTGGATTCAAAGGACCAGAACAAGTGATTGTTCAGGGTAAGAATTTCTTCTGCTTGATGTGGCTCACGCTTGAGCAACTGCTCTGCTGCTGTCTGTGTCATACGACCAGACATTGCAACAAGACGCATTGCCATAGTGTGAGCATTAGTATCTGCGCTGAAGTACAGCGTAGGTACTTTAGATTTGGCTGCTATTGCCAGTGCAACTGATGACTTACCTGCACCTGGAGTGCCAGCAACCATCGTGATTTCTGCACGGCGCAGGATAATTCCTGCTCGTTCAAATGCCGCAAAGGCGGGCGGTAATGGTTCTCCGCCCACCTCTGCTTTGCTAATGCTGCGTTTGAGTGTTCTCAATTGCATTCCTCACAATGACATTTGTCGCAGTCTGGTTCTGTACATTCGTCCCATCCTGTTTTGTTTGTCATTACTTTACTTGGTCAGCGACGAATGTGTTCCACTCTGGTGAACCAGCACGAACATACTGATTCTTGCACTTGTCAAATGCACCCTTTGGTGCTGGGCAGAAGTAACCACGATAGGTCTTACCGTCTTTACCTGTGCCTTGGATAGCAGTCATCTTTCCGTGTGGGCAGTTCTTGCCACCGAGTGATGGTGCTGCTGACCAGCCACCGTTATCGGCTGGTGTGTTATCAATGATAGATGCACCAAGTGCTTGTGCTACTTGTGCTGGTGCCATTGGCTGAACTGCTGGTGCAGATTGTCCTCTTGCTGCTGATTCAAGTTCTGTTACTGCTGACTTGATAGCATCTAGTGCTGTTGCTACCAACTGGTCTAGTTCATCTCCGTGCTCTGCACGAACTGTCACTAGTGAACCTGCTGGTGTCTTGACTGTGATACTGATTGGTGCTTCAGTGCTAGCCACTGATTGTCTCCTGTTCCTGGAATGGTGTAGCAAGACCTTTCTTGTCTCGCCACTGTCTTACCTTCATTGCAAATTGTACACCTTTCCAACCCTCTGCAATATCTATCCAAACTAATTTGCATAGACCTGTTCCTGCTGGAAGATGAATGATGATGGCTTTGTCTTTGTTGACATCGCCCCAACTACCACGGCGACCCGTAGCAATATCATACGGGGAGCCGTTAGCATATATCGCTAACTGAATAGCAATGTTATTAGGATGGTCAATGCGACCAGTCTTAATATCTGCAATGAATCTTTCACCTTTATACTCAACAACTCTGTCTGGTGTGCCAGCAATTTTGAATTTATCTAGCACGCAGAATTGTTCTATAAAGATTTTATTAAGTTGTGATGTTGCTTTCTGGTAGGCAACTAAGTCTGCTGCCCACTCATCTGGGATAGGTCCGAAGTCCTGTCCCAAATCTATTTTTTCTGCAAATGAATGCAGTGCTGTGCCGATAGTTGCTGCACGGCTAGCGCCTGCAACTTCCATAGCATCTTCAATGTACTTGTTAATCGCCATCTTATCTTCTTGTGCAGCACTGATGGCTAGTAGTAAGTCGCTGCGTACTGTTAAACCTATCGCTGCCATACGCATCTTCCAAGCAGTTAGTGCTGCTGGGTCATCAAGACTATTGGCAATTGTTGTAGCCCGTGTATAAGCAACTGGTTTGCCACCTGCTTTGGGTACAACTAATGGACGACCGTATCGGTCTCGTTCTATTTCTACTCGCATTTGTCTGTCCTTGTCTCCTTGTTAAAAGAAACAGGCTGAGAAAGGAGACTAATCAAAACCCAGCCTGTTTCAGTAGGCAGAGTGTAGCAGATAGAAAGGCGGTTATCTGCTCACTCTGATTTGCTGTGGCATTGGCAATCACATTATATAGCCAAGGGTCGTCATCTGAATTAATAATACTTAAGACAGAATCTAAAGCATTAGTCATATCGGTTACATCTGTTGATGCGTAACCCAACATTATTGCTGGCTCGTATCTGAGATGTCAACATCCCATTCATCAAGATTACCGTCACCATTGAACTCTAGATTGAGTTCGCTTTCTACAATGTCACGAGCATCTTCTTCTGAATCTGCTTCTATATCTGTGATGACAAAGTTGATACGACCAGATACTGAGAACAATGACTTGAGTTTGTCTGAGCCGATAGACTCAAGCAAATCATTGACATCTTCTACTGTGCAGGTAATCTCTGTATCACCTGTGTTATAGCGGTAGTTGAAGAACTCATAGACTTTATCTTTGAGTTGTACTTTTTCTGTCCAATACTTGCTAGCCTTTTCTCTTTGGTAGTCAAGGTCTTGGATAGCATTCTTAATCATTTCATCTGTGTACTTGACAGTGTTGCCGTCTTTATCTGTGTGTAAGTATTCCATCTTAGTCTCCTATACTGTTAGTAGTTCTAGTGCACGCAACTTGATGTTGTCGCTGGCACCAGACATCGTCCTGATGCCCAGCGATTTAGCCTTGTTCGGCTTACCGTGGTCTGCATATTCAACAACTGCTTGCCACAATCCGAACTGGGTGTCACGGATATTCTCCTGTGTTGGGCTGCTGGTAAAGATGTTCATTGCAGTATGCCGTGCAAAGTTAGCGTTGGTCCGTTGCTTCTTCTCACCCTGTGATAGTAGGTGTACTGGTGCATCCTCTATCTTGCTGGGTAGTGGGAAGACTTTCTTGAAGTATTCAACTGCTTGGTTACGTGTAACCTCACGCTCTAGCAATACATTTGCTAGGTTGCTGTACTGCTCAATGCTGGAGTAGGTAATGTTAAGAATGTTGCGAACATCATTAACATCCAGTCT